TCTTTGCTTGTAATAAAACATATTACACGCAATTCACCTGCTTTTGCTTATTTTATTAAGCATCGCACAAGTGAATGTATTTTACCATCTGGAAAAATACACACTCTCAAGAAACTTGCTGGGATGGGGTCTGGATTAACATTTCCGACGATGTCGTTATTGATATACTTAGCTGGCTGCCGTGCTATTGCTGACCAATGCGTTTCCTATAAGGACGCCATGAAAATGGTTTACGTATATGGTGACGATATTATCGTCCCGCGTAGATACCACTCTCATGTAATCGACTTTTTGGGTCGAGTTGGTCTAAAAGTAAACACGGAAAAATCTTTCACACGCTCTTTCTTTCGAGAAAGTTGTGGTGGAGATTACTACGCTGGCCAAGATGTCGGCCCTCTTAGACTTAAGCTCTCAAATTGCATGAACGCCCTGAAAGGATCATTATTGACCGTTTCGGGTTCCAGTGCTTTGTTGCAACTGGAAAGGCACGCACGTGAGTGCGTTAATCATGGCTTTTTGAACTTAGCAGAGCTGTACTACACTCATATTGAGCGTAAATTCGGCCCTTTGCCAAAAGTCGGAGGGAACTCACCTATCCTAGGGCGCTACACATTAAATTATGCTGCGCCAGAAGATTGTGATGAGTTCGGTAATGTCAAAACTAAAAAATTTTTAGTTCCATTACCGGTAAAAACGAACGTAGAAGGTGTACGTTGCCCATATAAATTTCTTGGATCGAAGCTTAACTCAGGTGAGATTAGCGACGACCCTTTGAAGTTTTTGGATTACGTAACAGGATCCACGTATGAGGAGATAGCGATACCTCGCGAACAAACCTATGGTCGGAGACAAATGAGTCTTTTAGATACGGTTGTTGGCTAAATCTTCGCAGAATGTTTTCGGTGAAAACCCGGTTCGTCTTAGACGAGTGAGCTTAGGTTACATTCCCTTGGTGTTTTACAACTGGTGTTATGACCCTTAGGGCATAAAATTGCAGGAGCTAAACACCAGC